ATATGAAAGAGTTGATCGAATGTCTGAAGTCTAAAAACTTCAAGGGTGTTCGTAAATGGGTTGTTGATAATATTGATAATGACCCTCAGAAAATCTTTCGTAAGATATATGACCATTTATATCAAACAGCAGAACCTAGTACGATACCTCAAATAATTCTGCATATTGCAGAGTATCAGTACAAGTCTGCATTTGTTGCAGATCAAGAGATTAACCTAATGGCCTGTTTAGTAGAAATTATGACTAGTGCAAAGTTTAAATAATATGATTGACAAGTTGATATGTGAAGATATTAGTAATAATGTTCCAGACAATGATGTTGCTGTTTTATTGTCAGGTGGAGTAGATAGTATTTCTGTTGCTCTTGCAGCTAAAAGTCTTGGAAAAAATATTCATGCATATTCTTTTTATCTTGACAATTATGAAAATTATGACTATAATAAAGCATATGAAATTAGTAAAGTTCATAGTTGGCAGTTTACAGGAATTGTAATTGATACTTCAAAATTAGAGGAAGATTGGTATAAATTAGTAGAATTGGGTTGTAAGAAAAAGACCCATTATGAGTGTGTATATCCATTTATGTATGTATATCCAAAGATAAAAGAAAAGTATGTATTGTCAGGATGGGCTGCAGATGGTTATTTTGGAGTTAGTAAAAAGGCACTCATTAATTATAAACACACTAAAGAAAAGTTTGATGAATTTAGGGATAATTATTTTTTACCAGAAAATCAAGCAGGGTATTTGTGGCATAAAAAAATATCAGACAAATATGATAAAATATTTGTTACTCCATACCTAACTAAAAAGGTTAGAGATTATTTTTATAGTATGGATTGGTACGAATTGAACGAGCCATATCAAAAACATCATGTACGAACAGCATTTAATATAGATAAGGATGTTAAAAAACATTTAAATTTACAATTAGAATCTGGTGTAGATGTACTGTTTGAAACATTGCTAAATAATAGAAAGATAAACTTTAAAAATAGAAATAGAATGTTGGATGTTTATAGGGATTGGAAAAATCCACCAACAACAAATTTAGAAAGGTTTTTATGAAATATACACCATACACACTTGATGGTGTTAATAAGGCATCAGCTCAAAATAAATTTAATGTTATTTCTACCTTTGCAGGAGGTGGGGGTTCTTCTACTGGTTATCGTTTAGGTGGGGGTAAAATTCTCTGTATTAATGAATTTGTAGAAGAAGCTAGAAATACTTACCATGAAAATTATCCTGAGACTCCTATTATTCCAGATGATATTAAAAAAATAACAGGAAAGGATTTTCTGAAGGCCTCAGGTCTTGATGTTGGAGAATTAGATATTTTAGATGGTTCACCACCATGTTCTGCATTTTCTATGGCGGGTTCTGTATCTCATAATAAAGTTCAAGAAACAGTAACAGATTTATTTGGAAACGAACATGAATATAGAGTATCTGGTAAACATTCTGATGGATGGAAATCAACTAAAAATTATTCTGATGGTAAAAAAGTTGAAAATATAGAGGATTTATTTTTTGAATTTTTACGAGTAGCTAAAGAAATTCAGCCTAAAGTTATTATTGGTGAAAATGTAACTGGATTAACTATGGGAGAGGCCAAAGAATACTTTAATAAAATTTTAAAAGAGTTTGAAAATATAGGATATGATGTTTCAGCACAAATTTTAAACTCTGTAAATTTTGGTGTTCCCCAAACAAGACGCAGAGTTATTTTTATTGCAGTAAGACAAGATGTAACTAGTGCGGTAGGACTTACTTTTTTGAATATTGCTAGTATTTTTCCAGAAGGAAATAATGATGTAATATCTCTTGGAGAAGCATTTGAGGGTTTGGAATATGACCAAGAAGAAGTAGATTATCTTATAAAAAGATGGACTGCATCTGCACATTATAAAGATACAGTTGCACTTATGCCTAAAGACCCAAAGAAAGTTTTGACAGGGGCAGACTATCATCCTAAAGGACATCATTTTAATGTAAAAAGACGTTCCAGATTTAAACCAGCACCTACACTTACAGCAACAGGAGCTGCAGAAACAGGAGCTGGTGGTTGTCATTGGAGTGAACCTAGAAAATTTACAATCGCAGAATTAAAAAGAATGACCAGTTTACCAGATGATTTTATTCTTACTGGTAAACATTCCCAAAAGGCAGAAAGGTGTGGTAGGATGGTTCCACCACTTATGATGAAAGCAGTTGCAGAAGCTGTTTATACTAATATATTGGAGAAATATAATGGCTGATTTTACATTTGCTCATAGAGAAGAAGGATTTGATGAGCATATTAATAATTCTATTAGGGGATATAGTGACCTATTACAAGATGTTATTTCTCTATCTAGATATTTCATTGAAGATGATACAACAGTATTAGATATTGGTTGTTCTACTGGTAAGTTGACAGAGGCAATGTTGAATCATAATTCAGACCATTGTTCTACTACTAAATGGGTTGGTGTAGAAATTGCAGATGGTTTTAAGAAAGACCTTGAAGATAGACAAAAAAAGTTAGTTAAAGAAGGTCATGATGTTGAATTTAAACATCCAGTAGATATTTTAAAATATAGAGAATGGGCTGGAACTAGTCTTGTGACATCAATATTTACCTTGCAATTTATGTCTAAAAAAGATAGAATGGAGACATTAAGAAACATTTATACTGGACTAAATGAGGGTGGTGCATTTATATTTGCAGAAAAAACAATATGTGAATCTGCTCTAGTACAAGATATGATTACCTTTAATTATTATGATTATAAACGTAAGACTTTTAGTACAGAAGATATAATGGATAAGGAAAGAACTTTAAGACATATGATGAAACCTTTTACATGGAAACAAATTGAACATATGGTATCTTTCGCAGGATTTAGTACAATACAACCTTTTTGGAGAAACCATGCATTTGTTGGAGCAATAGCTATAAAAGAGTATGGTAGGTCTTAATGTATGAATTAAAAGAATATCTCAAAGCAATTAATCAGACTAAAGAACCTTTAATGGACACGGCTGATGAGATGTGGGAGAAGAAATACCCCGCATTTGTCGTAAATCGTTGTGTTTATCCATTTTCAGACACTATCCTATTAGTAAATGAAATGAACATTTACAATGGGTTAGACAATAAACTTCAATTTCATTTTCTACTAAATAGTACTAGAGCAAGGAAACGATTTACTCCTTGGCTCAAAAGTTCTAAAATTAATAATTTAGAGACTATTAAAGAATATTTTGGATATAGCGACCAGAGAGCAAAAGAAGTTCTGGATGTCCTTACGGATGAGGATATATCCTATATGGAAACAAAATTAGATAAGGGTGGAAAATGAATGAAAATTTAAATTGGACATCAAATGATATGTTAGAAGTCTCCCTAAAAGAGCCTGATGATTTTCTGAAGGTCAGGGAAACTCTATCAAGAATTGGTGTTGCATCTCGTAGAGAAAAGAAGTTGTGGCAGTCTTGTCATCTACTTCATAAGAAAGGCAAATATTACATTGTCCATTTTAAAGAACTTTTTGTATTAGATGGAAAAAAATCAAGCCTTACAGAAAATGATATTGAAAGAAGAAATACCATTGCTGGTTTATTAAGTGATTGGGGTTTAATCGGCATGATTGGTGAAGCCGAACCTAAAGCTCCATTGAGTCAAATTAAGGTCTTATCGTTCACAGAAAAGAATGATTGGATTCTTGAACAAAAATATAATATTGGTAAAAAGAAAGATGAGTGATATTCGCTTGGTTAAGTTAAAATCTGGTGAGGAAATTATTGGTGATGTAACAGTTATAAGTGATGATGTTATTATTGCAAATCCTTGCCAGTTAATACCCACACAACAAGGTATAAATTTTGTACCTTGGCCCCCATTTTCAAAACATGAAAGCGTATCTATTAAATTAGATTGGACAATTTGTATAACTGATCCAGTTGATGAAGCTAGAGACGCGTGGAACTCAAAATTTGGTTCTGGAATTATACTACCTAACGTACAGTTAAACGGATAGAAAAGACTTGACATTTTCGTTTTATTGTTGTATAATAATTATATTATGGATTTTTATACAAATGTAATTAGTTACGGAAACAGTATTCTTGTTCGCGGAGTAAAGAACGGAGAACGTATAACTGCCCGTCACAAATATCAACCTACCCTTTTCGTTCCTGTACAAAAGGAAACGGAATTCAAAACGCATGATGGGAGATCTTTAACTCCTGTCAAGCATCAATCCATCAAATCCACAAAAGAATTTCTTTCACAATATTCAGAACAACAGAATCTAATCTATGGTATGACTAGATACAATTTTCAGTATATTTCTGATAATTGGAGAAGTGATATTGAATGGAATATGGATGATATTCTGGTGGTAACTATTGATATTGAGGTTGCTTGTGATAATGGATTTCCTAATGTTGAAGATGCATCAGAGGAAATGCTCTCCATCACAATTAAGAATCACCAATCAAAACAGATTGTCGTATTTGGTATTGATGAATTTAGGAATGATAGAGATGATGTGCATTATATAAGATGTCAGGATGAGGATGATTTACTGCAAAAATTTCTAGGATTTTGGGAAACACACAAGCCAGATGTTATTACAGGGTGGAACTCAAAGTTTTATGATA